CAACCAACTCGTTAGCGATAACGGTTGGCATAACACGACGGATTACTGGAAGAATCACGCGGTTTAAAGTTGCAACGTTGCCAGCAGAAGTAGCACCAGCTGTAGGACTTTCCATCAAATACTTACGAGTATTTTCTAGTGTAACTCCCATTACTGATTTTTTAGTGCCTTGCAAGCCTTCTAATAGGGCTTCTTTTGTCTCTGCCCAACGTCCGTTTAGTAGTTCTGACATTTAAATTCTCCTTAAATTTTTAGTCCTGCGAGCTTTCTGATATCGATAATATTCGTATCTGTCTCGCTGCTACGTGGGTTGTTGGAAATTTTATTTCCTGTAACTTCTTTTGCCTCTACTAGTGCCTGTTTCTTCTGCGGAGCCTTACCATTCAATACTGAAGGCAAATACTTGTCGAAACTTTCGTTTAGACGTTCTGTTTTCACAGTCTCCATTAGTTCGCCCATAATTGATCTTTGTTCTGCGTTAAGCGGAGCAAGTAGTTCACTTATGATTGCTTTTCTTTCTTGGCTCTCTTTAAGAGCACGGATTTCAGCTTGTTTACTTTCTAAGATTTGTTCAGCTTTGACAACAGCTTGCGCTGCTTCTTTCATTGCCAAATCTTTCAAGTCTATGACCTTGAGTAATTTTGCTGTTTCCGATTTTTCATTTAGGTAGCTGGTTGAGTATTCAGCAGCAAAAGCTTCAAATAACTTGCGACCAAAATCTGCACGACGAGCTGCTTCAATGTCTTCTTTCAATGATGTAATTTCAACTGTTAAGTTGTTAGTTACAACACTTTCGACCATCTTAGCGGCACGTTGAACAAATTGTTCTTTTACCTTCTTGATTTCGTTACGACCTTCGCGAACTAAACGTACTTTAGTTTCAGCTAGATCCTGTTTGTCTTTGTAAAACTCTGTAATTTCTTGAGCAAGAGCTTCAACTACGAATTGTTCTAATTTGCCAAATTTACTTGCCATTACTACTTGATCTTCGTGCAATTCTTTCACTTCAGAAGCTAGTTGGCGCATAACAAATTCCTTCATTACTTTGCTTACTTTCTTCTTTTCTTGTGCTAGCTTAACTTTCATTTCAGCTAGTTGATTGCGATCATCGGCAAACTCAACAATCTCAGCAGCTAATTGTTCAGAGATCATACGATCTACTGCTTCAATCATTGTGTTCTTGTCGTGTTCGTATTTTTGTGCAAACTCTTCACGTAATTGTTCTGCCACTTGTGTACGAGCTTCGTTGATACGATTCTCGAAAGCGGTTTCAATTGACTCTCTGATCTCTTCTGAAATCACATTGTTTTCAAATAAACTTTTTAGCGCATCCAACATTGTGATTCTCCTTGTTATTGGAGTTTGCTTATTATATTTAATAAGCTCTCTTTGAGATATTTTTGTGCTTTAGGATCGCCTTTTACCTCTTGCGCTATACGCAAGGCACTTAATCCGCCTCGATTATTCATCAAGTGTTCATAAATTGGTGTAGGGTATGCTCCTGGAGCACTAGGTTGAGCTACCATATCTACTGTGATAATCTCAAAATCTGATACTTCACCGGATCCGTCATCTCTGACGTTTCCGGATCCGCGACTTGAAACACCTAACTTAACTCCGCTTTCCAGCATTGTCTTGATAAGTTGTCCCATTGGTGTTGGAAGTATTTTCAACTTCCCGTAACCATTAGGACCGTCCATCCACATATTAACAATCATATGGCTTACACGATCCAGGTTAATTTTTAGATCATCTGGATGATCTACTTCTCCGAGAACTGAATAACCGTTTTGAATCTGATCGTTCAGGGTTTTGACAGCCTTGCCAATCTCATTCACAGGATAAACACGTTGATTCGCATTGCGAATCCCGCCCTGTATACAGATACCGCTCATATACAAGTTTTTACCATCTTTGTCATCAGACTCAACGATCATTTTTGCTTCGTTGAAACTGAGATTCTCTCGGAGGTATAGTGACATATTTTTAGTATAGTCTCTTTATTAATTAACGAACACGGCCGCCGATAAGACTCTTCTTATCTACGCCAGCTTCGCCTTTACCTTTCTTCTCTGCACCGTGTCCTGGCTCTTGCTTCTTGAAACCAGTCTTACCAGCTTTGCCGCCTGGTACGTTTACGTTGCCGAAATTTTCTTCTTTAGCACTTGGAGCTAACAAGCCACCTTGTGTTCCGCCTGAAGTTGTTGAAAAGTTCTTAGCGATATTAGCTGTTGTGCCGCCCATATCGTTCTTGCTAGCTACTGGAGACTTTGTATATTGTCCATTGTCACCGTGCTTTGGAGCTGGAACTTTGTTAACGTATTCCATCACGTGATGTACGTGGTGCATTACGCTTTCGTCTTCTGGCTCATCCATTCCGCCCATATCTGCTTCGATATCGTGCATTGGGTTACCAGCGCCGTGGATGCCTGGCTCGTTTTCTTCTTCGTGTTCTTCGCCTTGCAATAGTTGTTCAAACTCTGCTTTTAGGTCTTCTAATGCGTCTTCTAGATCCATAACGCGATCTTCGATGTCGCCTTCTGGTTCTTCACCGTCATCTTCTGCATCATCTTCGCCGCCGAACGGATTGTCTTCAGAGTCATCTTCAGCGTCATCAGATTCAGCGTCATCTTCAGCGTCATCAGATTCAGCACCTTCTTCTTCCTCTGTATCGTCTTCTTCCATTTCGTCTTCTTCCATTTCGTCTTCTTCCATTTCAGACTTATGGGATCCGTTAACACCTTTGTTCATAGTGTCAGCGTCAAAATCTTCTGCTAGTAATTCTTCGTAAATTTCACGTGATTTTCCTACTACGATCTGGTGGAAAATTTCTTTAGCTTGGTCGTGGTCCTCATTAATTAAGGCCTCAAGCATTGCTTCAAATTGAGCGCGATCAGTCATTGTTAGTTCTCCTGTGTTTTGTGTTACAAGGCTGTTTATTATTTACACTTTTGTTAAAAAACAAGTGTAATATAGGCAAAAAACGGCCAAAACGACCGTTTTTTATTTATCCTGCTGGTGCTGGGGGAGGAGCTGCATACATTGAATGTATAAATTCTAACTCACTCTCCTGTTCTAAGATGTGTGCTTCGCTGCTTTTTCGTAGTTCATTGAGTTGTCTAAGAGTTAATCTAGTCTTACGTGTATCGCTTCTGTGCATCTGACTAGTGTCACGCTTAGGCTCATAGCGAAGATCATTCGCCACGTGCCTAGTGTCAGGATCAATGTAAAACAGTTCTCTTAAAATCATATTGTATTTATGCGGATGGAGGTGGAGGAGGCGCTCCGGGCTGCGTAGGTGCTCCTGGATTTGGAGCTCCGCCTTCTTCTCCGGCATCAGTCATATCTTCTGGAGCTGTCATATCACCGGCTGCTCCTAAATCGCCTTCAATTCCGCTAGCAGATAAGCCTGCACTACGTAATTCTCCAGCAGCATCAGTAGTAGTTGGCTGTCCTTTTCCGCTTTCTTCGCTCCATAGGCGTTCGTTTTCTGCAATCTCTTCGTCGGTTAAACCTAAGAAACGCTTCAATGCAAAACGTTTTGACATAAATGGAACAGCCTGAATAGTATTAAATGTATTAATCCGTTCAGTATCAATAGCCGCCTGACGTGAACTTGCAAAGTTCATAGGAGGATTAAAGTTTAATTCAAACAAACTTGGGTCAATGTTCATACCTTTAGCGTTTAAAAATAATTTAAACTCGCTATCGAACACTTCTGTTAAGAGACTTTGTAGTCTTTCACAGTATTTGTTGAATCTTAACTCTTGAATGTACGCTGTACCTACACGACCGTCATTGAAATTGCTTTGACTATCGTCTGCACCAGTAGGCAAATAGCTACTTGGTATACGTAATCCACGGAATAATTTGTTAGTAAAGTACTTTAAGTCGTCAATTTCGCCAATATTCTTACCGCCTTCTAGCATTTTGACGTCCGATCCTTTGCCGTCTGCTGTTTTAGGGAAGAAATAATCTTCGTTGATGCTTAGAGGGTTGTATGCAGAGTCTATGACGTTCTGTCCTCCACCTGTTTGTGAAGGAATACGGCGTTGATGAATTTCGTTTTTAACACGTTCTACAAAGGCCATAGCCAAGTGACTTGGCATATTACCTACGTCAATTGTGAAAACACGACGTTCTGGAGCACGACTTATACGATAAATCAAGATTGCGTCTTCTAAAAGTTCCTTTTGTTTGTAAACTTTAAACACATTTTCTAATAAACTGTTACCAAATGGGAAGTTTTGATCCAAACCTTCCGATAAACTCAAGTGAATCATATGTTTAGAATCAACTGCGTTTTCTTTTTGATTCATTCCAAAGCGGCCACCAGTACTTCCTCCGCTGGTTCCACTACTACTACCACCGCCTGACTGACCTAAATAGCCACTTGCTGGTAGTGGACCGCCTCCAGTTTGTCTAGGATTAACTGTAGGAGTGATCATTGTAGCAATTAAATTTTCAAAATTAGGTGCTAGATCCTTAACAACAAACTGTTCAGGCTTCTTACCTTCGCTTTCATTAACAATAACTTTAATAACCTGGCTAGGATCTAGGTAACTCCACTTTTGATTCTCTGGATCGCGAATAAAAAAGCTATCGCCATACTTGAATGTATTGCGAACAATACGGAAAATACGTGTATCAAACTGTTGTAGCTTGTTCCATTGCTGTAAGTATTCGCCTAAAATGCGAACTTCAGCATTAGTAGCCTTGTTGCGCCACTTGACTGCGAATGGGCTCTTTGAATCTTTTAGTTTTTGTGTGCAAAATTCTGCTAAAATGTCTAGCGCGGCATTAACTTCTGGATCTGAATCCATAACTTCGTATTGCTGATAACGTTCAACACGATTTGGACTACCGCTATAAATGTCTGGCAAGTAACTGCTATAGTTACTACGGGCTGGTCCTGGACGATTACCATTGTTTTGTCCGCTAATTGGACCTAGCAATTCGCCGTTTACAGGTACTGGAGAGAAATACTTTTTCCAACTCATCTAATTTATATCCTTTTAAGCAAACTTATTGCCACTTAACCCTTTAGTAGCTTTAACCTGCGCTTGTGCAGCTGTGGCTGTCTGTTGGCTATAATTCAATAGGGTTGTCATACTCTTATTTAAGTGTTCTAGGCTCGCGTGTAGATCTTTTAGGCTCACTTCTGCAACGGTACCTGTAGCTGGCTTTTCTTCTTTCTTTGCTTCTTGTTTTTTTGGTTCTTCTTTCTTTTCTTCTTTTACAGCATTAGCTGTTGATTTTGGGGTAGCTTTATTAGCTTCTTCTTTATCTTTAATCTCAGCAGGCTTGGCATCTTTAATTTGAGCGTTAATCTTTTCTAAGAATGGAGGAAGACCCCCTGGTGCACCACCGCCAAACATTGTGCTGAAGTCTGGAATGCCGGTACCAGTTTCTGCTTTCTTTGTATCTTTGGCGGCAACACCTTCTGCAACTTTCTTGATTTGATCTTTTGTAACGCCTTCTTGAGTTTTTAAAGTTTCTTTAGCAACTTCGGAAGCCTTTTTAACAGACTCTTCTTGACTAGCGGCTGATGATTTTACTGCTTCTGCTTTAACAGTTTCAGTCGTCTTAGTTGCTTCGGCAGCTTTTTCTGTAGCTACGGCTGTTTGTTGTTTTAATTCAAGTTCTCTCTTGGCACTGTAGTCTCCAAGATTTTCCATAACGTCAAGCATTTCTTTACGCTTAGTTACTTGATTTTCAAACATTGCCTTATTAAGTTCTTCGTTCTTAATTGCGGCTGCTTCTTCTTCAGTTGCTTGTCTATCACCAATATCAGCTTTCATCTTAGTGATGCGTTCGCCAATCATTGCAGCTGTTTCGGTATCTTCTGCTATTCCTTTCTGTTGCACCTCAACCATAAACTGGCGATTTTCTTCGCTATAGCCTTTATAGTCATCTACTAACTTTCTCTGGCCGTCTGTTAGTGCGTTGTTAGCTTCTTCGTGTGCGGCTGCTGTGTTCTGAATTGTCTCAACTTGTTTTAATCCAAGATCTTCAGCTACTTTAGCAGCTGTTTCAGTTGCTGTTACTGTTTTCTGTTTACTTTCTGTTTCTAATCTAGTTTTGTACTCGTCTAAATTACTTAAAACTTTTACAGTATCTTGTTCACGAGAAAGGTTTCGTTCAGCAATACCTTTTAACCTTTCAGCTTCTTTTAAATCGTATTCTTCGCCAGTTGATAATTCTCGTTTAGCGGCTATTGCTTTTATTTGTTCAACTTTACTTTGCTGTTCTTCAACATCTTTCGACCAAGTTTTAATTTGATTTTGTGCACCGGCAATGGCACCTTTAATTTCTTCAGTTGTAGTTTCAGGATCGCTGTAGTCTTTAGTAAGTTCTTTTTCACGAGCTGACATTGGAGCTGCTGGTGCGCTAGTTCCAGTTGTTGGACCACTAGCACTACTGATAGTTGTTTTAACTAAATCGGATATTGCAGATACATTTACACCACCGCCGTCTTTCTTTTGACCTTCTGCCATTGCCGTAGCGGCAGCCGTTAATCCATCAACCTTCATATTTTGCATTAAGGTCTGCATCTTAGCATCTGGTACAACGTGCTCTTTACCAGCTTCGCCAATAATAGCTAACTCAGGTTTATCAACGGTTCCACCTTCAGCTTTCTTTGGA